CTTGTACCGCACGTTGCCCGTATCGAAGTCGCCGTCCATGCTGGTAGACAGCGGTGTACGGACGAAGTGCTTCATGCCGTTCGGCACATCCGTGATCAGGTAGTACGAGTCGGTGTCGGTCAGGTAGTGGTTGACCGAGTAGCCTTCCGGAATCGTACCGTTGTTCTTGATCGCGTTGATGTCGTTGTCGGCAGTCGCGGTGCGGAGTTCAGTCTCCAGCAGGCGGGTAGCCACGAACATCAGGTTCGGCGGGACGATCAGCTTACGCGGGCGAGCCGCGATGAGCAGACCACGCTCGTCCTTCCAGCCAGCGATCTGGATAACGGCGGCCTCAAGCGAGGTCTCGTTCAGATCAGCCGGTGTGGACTGCGTGTTGCTGTTCGTACCACCGGACACCAGCGGGTGAGCGGTGTTGAACAGCGTGACGCCGTCGCCAGAGGTGAAGGCACCGCCAGAGAAGCCGTTGTTCAGCGGATAAGCCGCCTTGACCTGCTTCGTGTAGGCCATCGAGCGAGCGAGGGCCTTGGTGTACCGCGAGGACAGAGAGTCGTACAGGTTGTCTTCCATCGCCTCTTCGGTGATGGAGAAGCCCATAGCAATCGTCTCGTGGTTGTAACGAGCAGTCCAGACTTCCTGAGCGTTGTCGTAGGCGATGGCAGAGCCTTCGTTCTTGACGGGGGCAGTGCCGAAGCCAGACAGCTTCAGTTCCTCTTCAAACGAGCGCTCCGAGGTCTCTGTCTCGTAGATAGCCTCGTCCTCGTTCTCGTACTTCTTGTACTCAAGACCGAACAGGGCGTTGAGGCCCGGGAGCAGTTCCTTGAGGAGTTGTGCGCGTGAAATAGCCATTGTTCAGATTCTCCTATTACACGCCAGTCGGGTTCATGTACGAGTGACCGTAGGTCATCGTAACCGACGCATTCGAGCTATTGCTCGAAACGGCGGCGGGCATGTTCCACTTCACAAGGATGTCAGTGTATGCGTCACCGACGGTAGACTCGGGACCGTCCACGAAGCCAACGATGCGCAGCGGCAGGGTGGCAGTCGTAGCGATAGACGCGGCGTCAGCCGACGTCTCGGAGTTGCCGGTGGCTGTGTCACCCGAGAAGGTGCTGAAGCCAATGTTGGCACCGAGATCGGTCTGAGCGACGGCGTCGTCAGCCTGAATCTGCATTACCACATCCGGATCGTCAACGACGTAGGCGTATGCGTCGGTGGCGACTGTGCCGGTGGGCCAGTACTGCTTGAAGATCTTGTACTTCAAGTTGGGGTCTGTGTACGTGCAACCGACGAAAACGCCGACCACGCCGGTAGCCGCCACATTGGATGTGCCGGTATCAGCGATTACGACGCCCGAAGCGTTGACAGACACAGGCTGACCGTAGAAGATGTTGGCCGCATACGCATTGTTGATCTTCACCAGACGGGTCGAACCAGCATAGGGCTGACCGCCGATCAGATTCACAGGGCGCAGGCCATACGGCGATGCTGTAGAAGCCATGTTATCTTACCTCATTGTGGGCGAGGTTATCCCCGCCCCTTGCCAAAAGTTACCCGCGTAGAGATCTCCGGACGAACCAGAGGCATTCGCGGATCGTTTTCACGCATGAAGTTGTTCTCCACGGAGGTCATCTGGCTCTGCGCATGCTGACGATAATAATCGTCGCGCTCGGCCATCGTTTCCTCGGGGGCCTTGCAGAGCAAGAGACCACCAACCTCAATGTTGTCCTTAAAGTCCGACTTGCGGTCCCGAAGGACGGTAATCTCGGGATGCTCTTCAGCCTTCACAGGCTCCCATCCCTGACGGAACTTCGACGAGACGTTCGTGTTATCCGAATTGTTCAGCGTCGATGTGCGGATCCAGCGGTAACGCCATCCATCCGTTTTATCAGGCTCGGGAAGAACTGTGGGCGGTGCCCAAGACTTCTTGCGCGAAGTTGCTTCGCGGGTTTCGCTTTCGCGGGGTGTGCGCTTATCCATTCATGGACCTCAGTTTCTCAGCAGCGTACTGCTCGATTGTCAGCCCGAGGCGCTTAGCGATGGCGACCTCAGACGCGGATAGTTGGACCTTGCGTGGCGGGGTTGTGCTTCTTTTCACTGGAGCTACCACGACGCTCTGCTTCTGGGGAGGGGTCCTGCTATCCTCGTCGTCCTCTTCAGAAGCTATATGCGGATACCGCTTTTGCAGTTCCTTATCGAGCCTGTCCCAGTACTCGTCCGTCTTGGGATCAACGCGATCAAAAACCACGAGGCGGTCATGGACGTGCCGGGCGAAATCTGTCATCTCCCGGTCGCGGCCAAACCACGTATTCTTTTTCGCCCATGCCAGAGTCTTCTGATCCGGCTGCGGGGGCGGTGTCTGCGGCACATACTGCGGCTCTTCCGGTTCCGGAGGAGCCTCCATCTGCACCGGGCGGAAACCCTTTACCTTGTCCGCCTCGACTGTAAGACGCGCGATACTCTTGTGCGCCTCAACCTGCTTGTCCACATCGCCCGTTTCGACGGCTTCCTTCAGAAGCTTCTGGGCGATCTGCAACTCAGTCTGAACCCGGGTCTCCATCTGGTCGGCGATAAGAGCCTGACCGGAATGGAGCGCCCGCCTCAACTGAGCGTTCTCGTTGTCCCTCCGCTTGACGTAGTCAACGAGGGCCTGCTGCTGGCGCTCTAGCTCTTCCTTCGCACGGCGTTCCTCATGGAACTCGTACTTCAGCTTGCTGATGCGCTTCTTGACCTTGTCGCTGTACTGTGAAACCTCGTCCTCGTTCGGGAGGTCGGGCTCGCCAGTACGGCGGGGTCTGTTCTTATCTTCAGGCGGGGTGTCGTCGATCACCTCCACCTGAAGATCCGTCTCCTTACCGGCACCCTTGTCCGGTTCAGGAGACTTCACGGCTTCGACTTCGCCGCTTACCTCAAACTCGTTTTCCTCGCTCATGCCCGCTCGATCCCATCAGGATTTGACAATGTCGCCTCAACAACGTCGTCGTTGATCAGGCGAAATTCCTTGCCGCCAACCTTGAATCGGGTGCCGGAGTAAGCCCGGAACATCACCCAATCCCCTTCTTGGCAGTAAGGCCCCGCTGGGAAGCGGTCGGGGTCTGAAAAACAATCAGGCCCCATGACGAGGACTTGGCCAACGATGCTGGCCGTCTCCTCTTTCGTCTTCAGGACATCAGGCCGGATGATCCCGCCCTTTGTCTTCTCCTCCACCTCCGGAACCGCGATAAGAATCCGGTAGCCCTTGGGCGAAGGAAGCTTGTCAAGAATGTCTTTCGACAGCTTGCTTTCCGAGTACATGCACATTCCTGTGTGTTGCGCCTTGCGGCGTGGTTGCCATCTTACGATGTAAGCCAATGATACTACACGGAAACGATATACCCAAAATTACTCAGCGTCCCTCTGCCTCTGTTCGAGGTCCAGAATGTCGCGCTCGACCATCGCAAGACCGGATATCATGCCGGTCAAGTGGCGATATTCGGCGAAATCCCTCGCCGAACCGAGAGCAAGATCATCCGCCAACTCATTCATCTTGTTGCGGATTTTCTGTTTGATAACATCAAGCTCAGTCATCAGAACCCTCTCCGAAGAGAGTCGCCAGCCTGACCGACCACTTTAGCCGCCTCAAGCGCGATCTTGTCTTCCTTATACTTAGCGTCCGCTGCCGCCTCTGCTGCCTTAACCTTGACAGCTTCTTCCTTGATGCGTAGCTCTTCACGCTGCATGATGGTGAGCGGATCATTTTCCTCCTGCTGCTGCTTCGCCAAAGCCTGCTCCTGATTATGCTGCTGGAGAAGTCGATCAGCGGCGACAGATGCAAGCTTGGCCACATCATTCTGGATATCCGGCGGAAGCTGCTCGCCCTGCTGCGGGAGGCTGACACCAAGCTTCAGTTCAAGCTGGCGACGGTAAGACAGAGCGAAGTGTTCCGCGAGATGCTGCTGCATGGCACCAGCGAACGCCTGAGCGTTCGGGTTCTGGGACATGAACTGCTGGTAAACCGGATCCTGCATGAATGCAGTGTGGACCTTGATGTGTGCATCGTGGTCTTGATCCGGGAACACAGTGATCGGCTTGCCGGTCATGACCGTCATATTCTCTGTGACGGGGTCCATAGACACGGGCGGCTGCTGCGACTGAATGATCAGATCGACGTTCTGCACGTTCAATGCGTGGAGCATCTGCCTGTGAAGAAGCTCCATGTTGTACATATTCGGCGGCGCAGTCTGAGCAAGCTGCATCGCCGCCTGATACTGCATGACCTTCTGTGCCATTGTTGCGGCGTTGGGGTCGGAAACAGGGATAATGTCAACCCGATCATCGAAGTCTTCTGTCCTGCTGAAGTTCTGCTGTTCGGGGTTGTCGGAGACGACGTACTCGTACTCAGGCCCCATGTATTCCTTGACCACGTCAGCGATAAGCTGGAACTCGCGGCTGAGCGAATCGTGTACACGCGCCTGAACGGCAGACATGACCTTCATCGAACGCTCAAGGAGAGCAAGGGTTGTGCCGACGGGAGCCTCGGGGTTTGCGTCTCCAACATCCATCTCGGCGATAGAACCGATGCGGCGACCCTCATCAACGAGGTTGCCGAGAAGCTGGTAAAGAACGCTTGAGGGTTCTTTGTACGGAAGGAATGTGATCGAGTCGCGGATAGAACCGGAGGCAACATCCACATCGCGGAACTCGCCCGGCATGATTGGATTGTCGTCGCCCTTGATCCTCAGTCCCCGCGCCTTGAGTCCTCCCGGAAGGTTTGACAGAGTGCCAGCATCAACAAGTTGCCGTAGGATTGACGTAGCACTTTTAGCGATTCCGCCAATAAGGTGAATGAGTCCCGTGCCGTAGAAGCCAAGGCCCGGCAGGTATTGGTAATGAACGAAATACTGCCGCTTCTCAAACTTGTCATCGCCTTCCCGCCAATTGCGCCGCACAGAGAGGATCTGGCGGCTGGATTTCTCGATTGTCACGACATACGGAAGCTCGATCCCGTCTTCGTTCTCAAACCCCGGAAGGTCAAGATCAACGCACATCTCAAGGATCGTGTGCCGATTGTCGTCAGAGAATGATGGGGTCTCGCCCTTTACCTTGTCGTACTTCTTCTGCAAGGTGGAGTAGTCCGGAGACGGGGTCGGAATCTCGATGTCCCGGTAGAAACCACTCACCTGTAATTTCCGAAGCTCGTTCGGGTACATTCGCGTTACGTGTGTGTAACGCGGGCAAGCGGCGAGATCTGTTGTGCCGTATGCAACGACGAAGTCCTCCGCAGGCACGAACACGGCTGCGGGGCGGGTCGTCATCTGGTCGTAGTAGACCTTCCGGAAGGCAGAGCCAGCCAGAGGTAGACGGAAGAGAAGCTGCTCCGTTTCGGAGCGGTAGTCGCGCATCTTCTCGGTTACGATGAAGTTCATCTCTTCCTGAACGCGGTGAGCCTGCTTCAGGAGTTCGTCGTTGGCCTTTCCAACGATCTTGGTACGGACGGGACCGGAGGCGGGAAAGACCTCCATGATCGTCTGCGCCTGAAAGCGAATCACGGCCTCAGTGAGGACTGGATGGTATACGCCGCAAGCGCCCGGCCACGGGATTGTACGATCTTCGATCTTCAGACCCAGAAGATCAAGACCCTGAAGGTATGCCTTCTCCCAATCGGCGCGGGTGTTTACATCGTCCTCAAATGAGGAAATGAGATCCTCGGCGAGCATCCGAAGATCACCCTCGTCCATGATCTCTGCCAGATTGGCGGCATGCTCCTCCGGGGGAGCCAGATCCTCATCGGGGCTGCCGAAGTCAACGGTCACACCACCGTCCTCCAT